AATCGACCCGCTGCGTCAAGTGACATCTTTTGATCCCACCGATGCGCTACTACGGTTTGATCTGTTACATACGACTGTTGAGCCGTTACAAGAAATTGAATTAAAGCGGTTTTCTTGCCGATTACCTGAGTGGTTGACAACTTACAAAAGGGACCCCCGGTGTCATCTTTTAAAGCCTGTAGATCTACTAAGTTTGAGCCGTCAATACTAATAACGATTGAAGTACATCGATTACTTCCTCTTTGTAGTTTGTCTAAGAGAGTTGAGTATGCGGTCGTAATATCAATTGTTGCCGTTCCACTTACAGTAATAGATTGACCAATTGGAGTGAAATTGTCAGCGGCAAGCACAAGTTCAGTATTGAATTGATCTATAAAAATGTTGTCAAGCGTAACGGGGTCTTGAGCGACATCTAATGTCATTAAGCATGATGCGGTCATGGTCTTCCAATTCCATATGTACGCGAAGAGTTGTAATCAACGCCTGTCATTGCCTTGATATCTGCCTTAATCCAATTGTTAAAGGTAGTTGCAGAGGTCGTAGGCTTAGTGTTGTCCGCGATAATGCCAAGTGCTTTAAGCACAGGGATAAGCCAAGAGGTAAACATTCCACCCAAGCCAATGAAGTACTCAATAGACTCGCTAGCCGCCATAACTTTTTCACCCATCCATGAAAACAGTTGAGCCAATTTAGCAGCCGGGTACATGATTGCGCCAATTGCCGCATATGTTGCGGTTTTAAGCGCAGCCCATCCGCGAATAAATGCGGAAGTTCCAACCATCCATTGCTCAGACATCCAAGTCTTCATGCTTTCTGACTTTGTATTCATGTCAACGATGTCCGCGTAGATCTTCCCGCTTCTTCCGGCTTCTGCAAAAGCATCATTCATTTTTTGAACACTCTCACGCATTTTGGCTTCTGCAATTCGTGCGTCATACCTGTATAGGTCATCCGCTCTTTTAAGAACCTGCTCTAGCCCCGCTTCAAGCATTTCACACGCGCCCTTTACAAGCGTAAAAGCAACACCAACCGCCAAGATCGCAGTACCTGCAATCGCTCCCGCCTTGCCCATTGTCTTCAATACTGCGGATGTCTTTGTGCCTTCTTGCAATAGCGCAGAAGCGGAGCCGCCGGACGGGTTACGCAAGAACCCCATTAGTTCATTCTTAAATTCAGATGCTGATCCAACCGCTTTCCGCTGACCCTCGCCCCCGCGCAAGAGTTGACGCTTAAACGACTCAGCGGCAAGCCCGAAATCCTTGCCACTTGTTAGCCGTTCACGAATGCTCTTCATGCCGATTGCGGCGTTAAATTCGTCACGGGTTGTGGGACCGAAGAGTTTTCCGGTAATCGCTTTCCCCATTCCACCGCCAATGCCACCACTCCCGCCGCCACCACCCTCGCCGCCAAGGATGTTAATATTGATTTGTCCTAGATCTTCAGCCATTACTTAACCTCCCATGTCATTTCATAACCGTACTCGTAAGTGTCTTTGAGCGTTAGCCACCCGGACAACTCAGGAACCGCAGAAACCGTGCCACCATTTTTAAACACCAACGGCACAATCATGAGCCCACCAAAGGTTCGTTGAACGAGCCATGAACGAAGCACATCCGTAAACTGCTGAATGCCAAGATTGCCCGCAATGCGCTCTGTGCCGCGCTCCATTGGATCAAGGAAGCCGCGCCACCAAACAACAATGTCAATGGATGACTTAATTAGCCCAACCCCACTATTGGGATGCGCTGCGGTGTCGGGACCCGGCACAATCTGCAACGCGTATTGACCAACGATTTCGTCAATTGGAGCCTCAACAACATAGACGGTGCTGCCGTATCCGCGCTCTTGCATCCATTCGGCAAGATCATCACGCATCGTTGTGAGAATGATTCCCGTGTTAGCCATGATTGTTTCTAGCCTTGATGCCTTCAATTTGAATGCGCTTTGCCAATTTTGCATTCCCGGTAGATCGGTAAACACAATCAGCGTGTGACTTGCTATCGCCCATAACAATAGCGATAGCCTTTGCCGTTACAAGGCTTTGAGAGGCTTCAACCGCTGTGATATTTGCGTACAAGCCCATTGCTGTCTCCGGTGTAAATTCGCTTGGCAGTCGCCCGTAGACACTTAAGAATCGTGCGACTGCCCTTAGCCGTTTCCCGCGCTGTTCACCGCCTGTGTCATTCGCGCCCATGCGGCTGTAAGCACAGCGTCAGATGCACCCTTAGCAACTTCAGGAGTCCGGGACATATCACGAATAGCACGGCAGACTTCCGGGATACCGGGATCTGATCCATTAGCAACCATGCCCTGAATCGTTGCTACTACTTCCATGTATTGCACAATCAACCTTCCATTTGGAAGAGTGACTGCGAACAGCATGGGATCATTTTCGTCATTTAAGTCAATCATGGAGGTGGTGCAGGTGCTGTGTTGGTGTAGGTGTAAAGAAGATTGTCGGCGTCAGGGATTGCGTTAATCGTCAATGTTAGCGTTCGCTCACGGTTTCCCCATTGAGCGTCCGCAAGACCATCAGGTTTAATGTAACAACGCGGGAAGGTATAAATCGCGTTGCCGCCGATGCTTTCAACCACTAGTTCAAATGTTCCGTTATCAGCGACAATTTGCCGTCCAACGGTTGTGGTGTTGTATGTGCCTCGTTGAGTTACGAGGGTAGTTGCCAATACCGCCTCATCCCACTTTACAAGCGTGAGCGTAATAGTCGCAATAGTGTTTTGAAGGACTAACTCTTCGGGAGCCCCGCCGAACAGCACCGTCTTAACTTCATGAATAATATCGTTAAACGAAAACGATGGAAGATTGTCATTGTCGGAGTACCCTAAAACCACAGAATCAATTGATACTTCTGTGGGACCCGCTACTTGAATTGTCGCTGCCATTATGTTCCTTTGAGTATGTTCTTAAGTGACATAGCGATTGATCTGCCAATGTCCTGAATTTCGCGCTTCGTAGGCAAGAGAAAAGGACGGGCGGGAACCGTTACGCCACCCCATGCCATCATATAGTCCTTGCCTTTACGCAAGCCTTCTTTTCGTGGATTCATTCCGGTTCCATGACCACGCGCCCCTTTTGGGGAAATGGGGATGTAGTTGGGCTTACTTGTCGTAAAACCACGATCTTGAAACAACGCATATTTGACACCACGCAAAGTGATAGTCATTCCTGAGCCGGACGAAGACCCTTTGGCGTTCAGGCTTCGCTCCATCTTCCCGGTATTTCGCAGCGGTTGACCGCCATTGCGATAGGACGGGGAGCGGACAAGGTATTCAGTTACGGTCTTTTCGGTACGAGTTACCGGGATGTGCTGTCCCCGCGCCCGCAACTTTGCAGCCTTCGTAGGCTTCTTGTAGACCACGACTACCTCATCACGGGTCTGCACCACAGATTCGCCCGTGACAGGCTTACGAGTCCAATGCTGCCCAAACATGGGCTTCAAGGGCTTGTGCTTGACCTCAGAACCATTAGTTCCGCGCCCCTCGTTGCGATCAATGTGATTTGTCATCGCCTCTACAAACATCATGGCGATACCGTTCCGCACCGAAGCGTTGCCAAGTGCCTTACGCACTTTGCCTCCCCAACTCACGGGGAAGTACTTCCACGCCGGAATGGGAAGAACTGTGAGTTAGAAGCCTGTGCGTACCAAGCGAGATTTGATGTCGGGACAGCAGCCACCATCGGTTGACCTGCCGCCACATTGGAATCCACGGTTCCAAAGAGCATCTTGCCGTCACGCAAAGCCTCAAGCATGGAATAGGCTTGCTTGATTCGCTGCTCAATCGCCGGGGTCAACTTGGAGCCACGCCGTTGAAACAGGAACTCTGCTGCAAGATCCACAACAAGGTTAATCATAAGCGGGTCATTGGCAGCGGAAAGAATGGTTAGTTCTGCTTCGCTGTAGATTCCGCCGACCCGGATGTATGAACGAACAATTCCGGTAGCCCGCTCAAGCGCGGTCGTAGTAATTGGGTTGGGACCCGGCATCGGTGTCCCGCCATCGCCGCACAATTGCGCGATGATATTGCTATCAAGTGTTGCCTCAAGATCCGAATAGGTTGCGTATGCGGTCATTGGGGTTTCCTACAGAGCGGGGTAGGTGGGGACGAATCCCCACCCACCCCATTCCTGAGAGGCTAATTACAGAACATTCAGGATCGCGTAACCCGAAACCGGGGCAACAACAGCAGGAACGCTGTTGTCAATAACGCGACCTTCAATGCGGCGATTCAGCGGATCGCTGAACTGCTCAACCGTCATGTCTTCGTAAGCGAAGATTTGCAGGGTGCTGAACGAAGTTGCACCCTCAACGCCAACGAGTCCACCCGGACGAGACAAGAAGTACGCGCCGTTGCCAAGGCAGGACGCATAAGTCGTTGACGCTGCACCGCGCTTTGAAGTGATCTTCACGGAGTCATCAACCACGACATCACCAAGACCAAACAGGGTCGGAGGAATGCCCCAACGGCTGTAAGTGTCGTTGCCCTGCAAGAATTGCAGAGTGCTTGGGTTGTTGACCACATAGTTACGCAGTTCAAGTGACTGAGAAATTACAAGAGCAACAGCAGGACTGATTACCATAATCAGTTGGTTCGGGGAAACCGCACCACCTGCTGAGAAGTTGACAAGTTGCATCACTTGCTGAATGGACTTCTGAATGTAATTGTTGGTAGCAGTTCCGGTGTTCCATTGACCACCGACCGCTGTCCAACCACCTGCGGTGGTATTGGCGGTAGCGACTTGGTTTCCTGCCCAACTACCCGCAGTACCCAAAAGCGTTGCCGCAGCGATGGTACGCCGCGTCATTGCCAATTGAGCCTTGGTTCGGGCGTGTTGAGCAACCGTATCCCACACCGACTGAGTGGCGGTTTCCTGTGGGATGTAGAAAGGGAACGCATATCGCGCAGTTGTGTACTGCACGAAGTCAAACGAATTCTGCTTGCCAACAGGGCGATCATTGCCCAATGACCACATGAATTCATTTGGATCGGTAACGCGGAGGTTGTCCGTCACATCTTGACGCAGGTAGTAACCCTGCATCTTGGTCGTTGGAACCAACTGTGCGTAACGGCTGAGTGCGAATGAGTTAACTGAACGCGTGAACTCCACCTGCAACGCTCCGGTTGCGAGGTCGTTCGTGGATGGGATGTAGGTCGAAAGACCTCCACCGACTGCTGTAAATGCCATGAGAGATTTCCTTTTCTAAATTGATTAAGCGAAGACAGGACCGCCGCGCTGACCAAAGCGGAACGCCTTGATGATTGACCCTGCGGTTCCATCTTCAAGAGCCATGTAGTTACTAATTGCCGTGTTTCCGGCTGCTGTTCGACAAGTACCTGCACCTGCTGCAAGCGGGCAAAGGTAATCACCTGCGGCAACAGTTACTCCGGCTCCAACTTCAATCAGAACCGTATTGTTTGGCTGAAGATTGATTGGCGAACCCGAAACTGAGTTCTGTGTTGCGGATGGATTATTGAATTGATAAACCGAACCATCGGTTACACCAATCTGCTGATCCGTGATTGCTGTGCAAGCAGCACCAACATAAGAAACCGCGGTCAACTTGACGAAACGGTACGGCAGGATTCCGGTTGAATCCGATGTTGCCGTTGCGAGTTGTGGCATAAAGCCCATATCTGACATAGTGAATCCTTTCTATTGATTACCGCTTAATGCGGCTGTTGACTGCTTTGCGGAACTCTTCCGGCTTGCCCGCAAATTCGCGGACGAGATCGGAAATTTGACGCGCATCAAGATCGCCCGATGGCATACTTGCGCGGCTCATATCAATGCGAACGCCCATAGGGTTCTGCGCGAACAACTCACGCCATCCCTCAATTGTTCCGGCGGGGTCAGTAGAACGCGAAAGTTCTGCCAAGAGGCGCGGGCGCATCTTGGACGGAATGGAGTAGCCATCCTGTTCCATGAGATCAAGTTCACGGCTGAAGCGTTCCTTGCTCAACTCTGCCTTGATGGCGTGAAGTTCACGCGCCATCTTGGAGTTCTCGCGGCGAAGCGCGAAGGTGTCTGCTGCACCACGGCGCGAAGCCGGGAACATTGCATCGTCTTCCATGTCCATCTCATCCTTCTTTTCGTCATCGTGCGAGCCGATGTCGATGTGGATGCCTTCTTCGCCCTCTTCCATATCCTCGCCGAACTGCTCAGACAACATAT